TCCAAGACGTGGTGGTCGGTGATCAACTCATGGGAGACGATTCTGGTCCACGCAATGTATTGACCTTGGCCAGGGGGCGCGAAACTATGTACAAAGTTTGTACCAAGAAAGGGGAAGGATATACAGTGAACGAAAGTCATATACTCTCGTTGAAATATGGTACTAAACGTAATAAGGATACACCTAAGAACACAGTATTGGATATATCTGTATTGGATTATTTGAATTTGCCCAAAAGTTATCATGGTCGTGCCGGTCCATTGTATGGATATCGCGTACCGATTGTATTTCCAGAAAAACCCCAAGAAATTGACCCGTATTTGGTAGGATATTGGTTAGGAGACGGGCATTCAAGTGATTCAGTTATCACTACCCAAGAATCTTATGTAATTAAATATTTTGTGGATTGTTTTAAAACCAAACATAAAGAATTATATTTAGGATTTACTGGCAATTATCACTACAGTATTCGTTCCATCAAAAAACAAAATAATATTTTCAAACAATTTCTACAAAAAAACAATCTTATCAATAACAAACACATACCCCTTCATTACAAATGCAATTCCCGAAAAAATCAATTGGCACTTTTGGCAGGAATCATTGATTCGGACGGACATAATTGTCATAATTGTTACGAAATCATACAAAAAAATGAACAACTCCTGGATGACATAGTATTCTTGGTGAAATCGTTAGGATTTGCCGCTTATAAAAAACAAGTGCAAAAGACATGTACGAATGCCAAAGATGCCGATGGAAATATCTGTGCAAAAACAGGTACGTACTATTTAATCAATATTTGTGGAAAAGGATTGGAAGAAATACCCACGGTATGTCCCAGAAAAAAGGGACAGGTACGTCAACAAATCAAAGATGTTCTCAAATACCGTATTCATTTGGAAAAATTACCTGAAGATGATTACTATGGGTTTGAAATAGACGGAAATCATCGGTTTGTCTTGGGTGATTTTACCGTAACCCACAATACGGTCATGGCAATCAAAATTATTTCTATGATTCAAAAAAAAACACTCATCGTTGTTCACAAAGAATTTCTGTTGAATCAATGGATAGAACGTATCAATGAATTTCTGCCGACGGCCAAGATTGGTCGTATTCAGGGTCCGATATTTGATTCCCAAGGCAAAGACATTGTAATCGGTATGTTACAAACGTTGTATGACCGTGATTTTCCGGAAAATGCGTTTGATGATTTTGGGTTGACCATTGTGGACGAAGTACATCGTATAGGTTCCTGTCAATTTTCCAAAGCACTTTTACGTATTCAAACGCCGTTGATGTTGGGTATTACTGCCACCCTGGATCGTAAAGATGGATTGACCAAAGTCATTCATCATTTCATCGGACCGACGGTGTACGCAGATAATGAAGGACTACAGAGTGAAGATGGTTCCACATTGGTACGTTCTATGACATTTATCTCCCGTGACGATGATTTTAATCATACCGTAACAGATTATCGTGGAAATCCCATGTTTAGTACCATGATAACGAAATTATGCAATCACGGACCAAGAATCCGATTTTTAGTACAAATATTCACCGATTTAATAAAAGAAACCCCCGATGCTCAAATACTCGTATTAGGTCATAATCGTAGTTTATTAGTAGAATTGAATGATGCTATTGTGGGTAAAGAAATTGCGACAGTGGGATATTATTTGGGTGGCATGAAAGCCAAAGCGCTGGAAATTACGACGGAAAAACAAATTATTTTGGCAACGTATGCCATGGCATCGGAAGGATTTGACCATAAAAATTTGTCCATTTTGGTGATGATTACGCCTAAAACCGATATTATTCAGTCAGTCGGACGTATTTTTCGGAAAAAACATGCACGTCCATTGATTGTGGATGTAGTAGACCAACACGATATCTTTCAAAATCAATGGCGCAAACGGCGCGCTTATTATAAAAAATGTGGATTTCGTATCTGTGCTTCCACGAGTGAAGACCCTACCAATTGGAAAACAGTGTTTGAACCTAAACCAAATACAGGAAAAAATGCAGCAAAATATGCAGACGAAGAAGAAGAATCGTGCGTAGTCAAAGGTTGTATGATAAAAATAGACCCCGACGATTTGTTGTTAGATTACGAGTTGTAAATGACATAATTTACAACTGTATTACAGGTACGTATTCTTAAAAACATATAGAAAAATTATCCAAAGTATATATACTTTAGACTTATACTTACATTTTTTATATTAATTATCCAAATTACTTATGATAATAAACGACGATAATGCTGCAGAATCATTGCATAATAATTTGTTGATTTTGGAAGAAAATATTGTAGAGTTGCGTTCGTCTGATAAACGTTCTGCATTGATTAGACGTAGAGATTCTGATGTTTCTTTTATTATGGATTTGGAAGAGGAAAATACATCTATTTGTACTAAAAAACGAAAAATAATACGTAAATGTAAAGACAATGTATTGTTAAAAACCATCAATGTGTTTTTGATGTACGCAGAATTCCAACAATCAATGGTAGATTTAAAAACCTACAAGATTGTGGAATTAAAATCAGTGGCGAAACATAATAAATTGCACATTACTGGAAATAAACCATCATTGATTCTTCGTATAACACAATTTTTTCAAAAAAACATTGCCGCAGTGAAAATACAGTCATGTTTGCGTAGGTTTTTCGTGAAACGTTCGTTTCAATTACGTGGACCGGCTTTATACGATCGGAGTATGTGTGTCAATGATACTGATTTTTTTACGATGGAACCCTTGTCCGAAATTCCTTTTCAGGAATTTTTTTCTTATACGGACGAAGGTTCCTTTACCTATGGATTCAATGTATGTTCTTTTATGACACTGTTAGTACGAAAAGGTCGTAATATTTTGAACCCATATAATCGTGCCAAATTTTCGGAAAAAGTTATTGGTGATATGATTCGTTTGTATTTGTATTTGGTGATTTTGTTTCCGGAAAGGATCAACGAAGAAGACAAAATCATACGTACACGTAATCAATATTTGCAACCAGTCAATCATATATTATTACATCGTGGACATTATTATGGATTCGGTTCACAGAATCGTTCGTCCTCTTTTTTTACAAGGAATAGAACAAACGAATCCGTACCTAATAATACACATATTAGGTTTGAAGAAATTATCAACGATGATGATACAAGATTAGACCATTCGGTAAACGAGATTGTTCAGGAGCAGAATGGTATGGTGTTGAGAGTGTCATCGGATCATGATGATTTTGTCATTCCTCTGAACGAAGAATTATCACAAAGAACGTTGGATCTTCGTAGGGAAAGACATGATGAAATCATATCAGAATTAGAAATACATACACAACAGTACCAAATTCATATACAAAATGTGGAAAACAACATGCGAGAAATTATTTCACGACCTATTTCTGCACGTATTCAGGAATTGTTTATGGAAATTGACCAATTGGGAAATTATACTGATATTGATTGGTTTCTACAACTGAACAAACGTGACTATTTTCTTTTGTACGGAAATTTGTTTGATACCTGGCGGTATCGCGGACGTTTGTCATATTCGGTAAAAAATCGGATTTGTCCTTTGGGGGATCCGTTTTTACATGTGATGCCAGTAAGTATGCGTGTAGATGAAGTATCGGAGCAACAATTGCAAACTGGGTGCATAACTGTAATGGAACGTTTAGCTTATACGGCTTATGATATTGAAGACCGAAAATTGGGCGCATTACATATTTTATTAGCATTAACTGTGGTATCTATACCTGCACGTGAGAATATGAGATGGTTGTATGAATCCATGTACTAAAGGAACCTACGGTTCCTTTAAAACCTCCCTTCTAATGAGGAAGTTCAAATTGGTTATATAGGATCCAATATAACCAATGTACCAAGAATCATTCAAGGAAACTTTATGAGGGCACTGTTCGTAGAACAGTGTCCTCGTTACATAAGGGAGGTTTTAAAGGAACCGTAGGTTCCTTTTATTGGACCAACCAATATTCATCATTCCACTCTACTGTTGTAAAATTTGGTGAATGATGTCCATCATAACACAATTTTCTCCATTGGTCAGAATCATATACTCTGAATTCATGCATTCTATCTTCTGAATGAATGATTGCTAATGAATAATCATTATTATTATCATCATAACCAATCGTTATATTATCTGGTAACCAATACAACAATTTTGTACGATCAAAATTGTACCCATGTTCATATACTCCGATATCTTTCAAAAAATATCCCATAACAAAATGAATGATGGGGTCTATTTGTAAACGATGACACCGTAACCATGCATTTTTCCATATTTCATGAGTATTGATTATGTTATGTGTGAAACAATTTTTGTATGGATTATAATAATCAAATATATGATTGTATAATTCATTCGGTAACAATGAAAATGGATGTGGATGTGGTATCCGTAGCAGAGCGGAGGATAACCACGCATATTCAGAAGGACGACTCTGCTGCTTCGCAATAGCGTGGAGTCCAGATGAATATGGTGAAACCACAACACTGGAAATATCTAATTCATTCATTACTGTATGAGTTTGTTGTGATATGATATCAAATTTATATAATATAATATTCATAATTATATTGTATCGTATTCAATTTTTACGAGTTTTGTTTTTTTTGACATTGTATACGATTTTATGTGATTGAAATGTGAAATTGTATTGTTGAGTCATTCCAGATGATTCAAGTATTTTTTCATATTCGTTGATACAATTACTTATCAATATACGTCGGTTAGGACAAAACGAAATCATTTTCATTGCCAATGTTTTTAATTTGGTATTGAACGTTTCATTCATATATTTTTTTGTATTATTCAATACTTGTAAAAAGGTAATACCTAGACCGTAAATATCTAAAGTAGAAAAATATCGGATTAAAAATGTTTCGTGGGAGGTTTTTTTAAAATCAGTAAATAAAAATTGTTTGTAATCTTCCAGTAAACGCAATGATTCTGATTTTTCCAAACCAGAAATTCGTACAAAAGTTGAAAACCAAATGTCTTTGTTTAAATTTCCATCTACATATTTTGAAATTTCGGATTTGTTCATAGATTGTGCTTGTTTAAAATTTGTTTCGTTCAAAAAAGTTGTATCGTATGGAAAATACCACCAATTGTTGACCCATTCGTATTCATCTTTTTTACATTTGGCGATGGATTCCTTGATATTTTCCATCATACCAAAATCAATGAAATTCATACGATTTTGTTGAACATTGTACACAATATTGGTTGATTTTACATCATGATGTATCAAATTTTGTTTAAGAAATACATGTAACCCTTTCAATATGCGATGAAATTCTATCCAACATTTTTCAATCATTTCCTTTTTTTTTACTTGATTCATCATATATTGGGTTTTTTTCAAAAATTTGTCAATGTCATTTCCACCATCTTTTAATAAAATAAGTTGGTAATTATCTGGCGTATTTTTTACTTCCTGATACATTGTACATTTTTCTATGGGATTTTTGTTCATAGAATGTTCACCTATGGGACCTAATGGGCATATTTCTGGTTCTCCTAAATGAAATAAATTGTTTGGGTCTGCCTTTTGTATATTTTTGTATTCACTTAGTTCTTCTTCGGCATGTTTCTTTGTAATTAATTTTGAAATTTTATTTTTATATGTTGTAATTTTGGAAGAAGACGCACAACGCAGTGGTGGACGATGAATACATCCATATGTTCCTTCGTCTAAAAATTTTGGTAAAGACATGCGTTCTGAATCACCTCCAACAACTAACTTTTCCGGTTGTATTTTATTAGACGCAAACTCGGAATAGTTTCGTAGGGATGTCGGTAACGAAGTGAAGACATCTGTGTCTATCATATATCATTAAATTTGTATGTTTGTTATAATAAATACACATAAATATTTCGTCTCAAATATAGATAGATATGAATATAGAAAAAAGGAAAATATTAACAAAAGATTTCCGAAAAAACGATGATAGTTGCGACGTATCCGTATCGTTCATAGCATCGTCCTCAAATGAGAAGTTTGGTCAGATGGACGAAGTCCTTCAACAACTAAGTCCGAAGCAAGCTTCGCTTGCAGAGGACTTTGGTCAGGGGGCTTCCGTACCGTATAGCCTCCGCACAGGAACCGAAGGTTCCTCAGAACCAAATAATGTCATGGATGTGGTATCCGTAGCAGAGCGGTCAGATGACCGTAGGTCATCAACAACTAAGTCCAAAGCAAGCGAAGCTTGCTTGGGACTTTTGAGGATAACCACGCATATTCAGAAGGACGACGTAGGAGTCCAGAGGAATATGGTGACGCCTCCACTGGATGTCTCAACTTCATCTAATTCAAAAATAGTAAAATCATCTGATACTTTTGAAAAAAAGAGTTATAAATATTACGATATTTGCAATAATTGTGGAAAACAGGGCCATACTTTCAAACAATGTAAAAATCCAATCACCAGTTTCGGTGTCATTGTATTTCGTATCAATCCATTACAACAACGAGAATATTTGATGATACGAAGAAAAGATACTTTGGGATATATTGATTTTATGCGTGGAAAATATTCCGCATCTAATCAAAAATATATATACAATATGATACAACAAATGACGATACAAGAAAAAATCAAATTAAAAAATTTCTCTTTTGATGAATTATGGCGTGATTTATGGATAGATGGACATAAAATAGATATTGATGCTTATATAAATAATGATGCCTCCACGATTCAGACCCCAGCTTCTCCTGTAAATTTGCCAGAGAGTGAGAAGTTGATTGTTGAAGAAGATGATGAGATATTGGAGAACCATGTAGAACCATCTGTCATAAAAAAATATCAGGTGGACAAATCTCAGGAAATATTTTCTACAGTTTCTGAAGATTCTCTTTTTCAATCATACAAACAAGAAGAAATGAATTCACGAGACAAATTTATTTATTTATCTACAAAATACATTAAAGATGTATCACATCCATTCAATTTATCTCCATACATTAATGTACCTATAGAAAAATCATCTAGTCCTGTGTCACCGGATGTTTTATTTTTTGAACCGTCACCTACTAAGTTAGTTGTTGACGGCGACAAACGGTCGCCATGGTCATCCAGAGCTGACAATGGAATGATATCTATTTTGCATTATTTGATTGAATTAAGTATGCAAACTTCTCCTCACTGCACATTGACAAAGTCACCTTTGAATTTAGTTGACCAAAGTCCTTCAACAACTAAGTCCGAAGCAAGCTTCGCTTGCAGAGGACTTTGGTCAGATGGACGAAGTCCTTCAACAACTAAGTCCGAAGCAAGCTTCGCTTGCAGAGGACTTTGGTCAGATGGACGAAGTCCTTCAACAACTAAGTCCGAAGCAAGCTTCGCTTGCAGAGGACTTTGGTCAGAACCTGAATGGGGATTTCCAAAAGGTCGTCGTAATTTCCAAGAAAAAGATTATGATTGTGCTTTAAGAGAAATGACAGAAGAGACGGGATATCCCTTACATTTAATGAAAAATATAAAAAATATATTACCATTTGATGAAATTTTTTTGGGGTCTAATTATAAATCTTACAAACATCGTTATTATTTAATGTATATGAGATATGAAGATTCACTTGTTACCGATAGATTTGATAAAAGTGAAGTCAGTATGATGCGATGGAAAACATACGATGAATGTTTGTCATCTATACGTTCTTATAATTTAGAAAAAAAACGATTGATAAAAAATATTGATTTAACATTGTCTAATTATTGGTCAGAGGGTATTCCATTTTCAACATCCAAACTTCACCGGTGACCTACGGTCACCTACTAAGTTAGTTGTATTATGGTCAGTGGGCGGAACGCCTACAACAACTAACTCAGCAGGTAGCGAAGCTACCGAATGAGTTTGGGACCGTAGGTCACTGTGCGGAGGACTTCTCTGGCTTCGCCAATCCTCTGACCAAACTCTTCCGGTAGCGAAGCTACCTTCAGAGTTAGTTGTTGAAGGACTTCGTCCCTCTGACCAAACTTCACCCTAGAAGTTTGTAATATAAATGTATAGACCATCCTATATATTTATTATATTATATATGGAAAGAAAAACACAAAAAACAAGTAAATCGGTTGTTGAAAAAAAAACTAGAAAAACACAAAAAAAACAAACAGTACAAGAACCTGTTCAAGAATCTATTAATGACAAAAAATTAAATGTATTATATCCACACATTGATGATCCCGATTTCCAATACAAAATTGCACAAAAAAAAGAGTTTTCAGACACGAGATATGATGGTAGAATATTGGATATTGAAGAAGAATCTAATTATAGGTGCAATGCTCCCTTTGAACTGATGCCACATCAATTGTTTGTCAAAAATTTCATGTCTATGCAAACACCTTACAATAGTTTGTTGTTGTATAATGGTTTAGGTAGTGGAAAAAGTTTAACAGCAATTGGTGTTTCGGAAGAAATGCGTTCGTATATGAAACAAGTTGGTGTAAACAAACGAATTATGGTATTAGCATCACCGAATGTAGTAAACAATTTCCGTTTACAATTGTTTGACGAATCCAAACTACATATGGAAAATGGTATTTGGACCATCAATTCTAGTATTGCACAATCTATTTTAGATGAAATCAATCCGACTCATTTGAAAGACATGAGTAAATCACGTATTTTGGCAAATGTTCAGGCGTTGATAAAAACATTTTACGATTTCAAAGGATATGTCAAATTTTCCAACGAAGTTTCCAATGCATTAAAACCATTTCCCGAAGGTGACCCACGTAGAATACGTAAAATTCAGGCCATGTTTAACAATCATTTGTTTGTGATTGATGAAGTACATAACATTCGTTTGACCAGAGACAATGATGATTTAACGACTGCAAATTATTTGTATATGATTGCAAAATATGCGAAAAATGTGCGTTTTGTTCTTCTTTCGGCAACTCCCATGTACAATTCATACAAAGAAATCATATGGCTTACCAATTTAATGAATGTTAATGACCGTCGTACTGAAATCACGGTTGACCAAATTTTTACAAAAACCGGTGAATTTCGTGTTCCTGTATCATCGGCAGAATTGGTAGGTGAAGCATTGTTGCGTAAAAAATTAATGGGATATGTTTCGTTTGTTCGTGGTGAAAACCCCTATACTTTCCCTTTTCGTATTTATAAAACAAATATGGAAATCGCAAATCCACCCATTTATCCACCATTGTTTATGACCAAGATAGGTTCAATCCAAGAACGTGTATATGATATTGCTTTGAAAAATATATTATCGCAACGTAAAGTTGATACCTCCACGGATGCCTCCACTACTCTGGCTTCTCTGGCTTTGCCAAAAACCACGGCATTATCCCTTGTAACTGAGCCATCTACTGAATCTGCAAAAACAACCGGTGGCGAAGAATCTGAAACCCAGAACGAAAAGGAGGTTTTAAAAGAATTACCAAGTCAAGAAATCCTGAATGAAAGGGAGGTTTTAAAGAGGGACGACGAACCGAAAACCCAAAGGGTTGAAGGTTCGGAGCCATCTCGGAGAGATGAACCGTCGGTTCCTTTATTATTGATGGATTATTTAGAAACCTTGGACAATATAGGTTATGAACAATTACGTGTTCCGATACAAACACTCAATATTGTGTACCAAGATATTTCACAAGACCAAACTTCTTCGGTGGCAAAGCCACCTTTGAAGTTAGTTGTTGAAGGCAACAAGCCCTCTGAACAAAAAGGTTCACAACCGAATTTGGATTATTTTGTAGGAAAATTGGGATTAGAACAAATTGTTCAATTTACAAATGAAAAACGATGCAAATATCAACCAAGTAAAACACATTTTTTTGACAAAGAACAATTACGACCTTATAGTCAAAAAATAACCACCATATTGGATCATATACAAAATTCAACTGGTATTGTAATGATTTATTCCGAATTTATCTACGGAGGTGTCATTCCTATGGCATTGGCTTTGGAAGAAATGGGATTTACACGGGCTTCGCGAACCCAAGGAAAACCTAGTACTTCTTTATTTACAGAACCGCCCACAAAACCAGTCGCCGGAATGTACTATACATTAATTACAGGTGACAAGGATTTTTCACCCAATAATTCGGAAGATTTGGCAAAAATAAACCATCCGGACAATCGTAATGGAGAATATGTGAAAGTCGTTATTATTTCACGTGCTGGTGCAGAAGGTTTGGATTTTAAAAACATACGTCAAATTCATATTATGGAACCGTGGTACAACATGAGTCGTATTGAACAGATTATTGGACGTGGTGTACGTAATATGAGTCATTGCAATTTACCTATCAAAGAACGAAATGTAGAAATTTATATGCACGCGAGTAAAACAGTAGACGGCAAAAATCCTCCGGTGACAAAGTCACCTTCGGATTTAGTTGTTGAAGGACTTCGTCCCTCTGACAAAATCGCAGCCGATATGTATCTATATCAATTATCTTTTAAAAAAGCCATCCAGATTGGTCGGGTCGGACGTATTTTAAAAGAAATTTCGGTAGATTGTTTGTTAAATCGTGAACAAGCCAATTTCACAGTTGAAAATATGAACCAAGAATTGAAAATACATACTTCCACTTCACAAGGAGACATTGATTATAAAGTAGGAGACCGCCCATATACCGCCATATGTGATTACAGTGATTCTTGTGCGATTAAATGTCAATCCGACATTTCCGAAGAATTATTATCAAAAACCATTGGTACCAATCAATTTACCTATTCTACTGCGTTTTTAAAAGCAAATCAGGGTCGTATTATGGAAATCATACGTGTATTATTCACAAAACAAATCTATTATCCGATTGATGTACTGATTGAAGCCATTCATGCCGACCGAAATTATCCCATAGAACAAATTTATTATACCTTGACCTACTTGATTCAAAACAAAAATGAATATTTGATAGACAAATCTGGACGACTCGGACATTTAATTAACCGAGGAGATATCTATGCATTTCAGCCCGTGGAAATTACGGATGAGAGTATTTCGGTATTTGACCGTACATTTCCAGTGGAATACAAAATTCCTAAAATTCATATTGTATTGTCGCCTACATTTTCATCGGAGGATGACATAAACCGTCCGAAGACCATAGAACAAAAGGAGGATGAAACCGAAGAAGTTCAACCAAATACGTACGAATCTATTATGGCACATATTCAATCTAACATTGATATCATTGAATCCGTCGCAGAAAAAGCACGTACGAAATCCAACAAACAATCATGGAATGATTATATGCACGCCGGCGATTTGTTTAGTACACTGAGAGATGTATTTTCTATGGATTTGCCTACTATAAAACAATATATGATACATCATGCCATAGATTCCATGTCCATGTCTACCAAACTACTTTTGATGAATCATTTTTTAATAGAAAAAACAGATATTTCAGAAACGGTGGAAACGGAAGTATACAAATATTTACAAAATTGCATACATCGTTCGGCACAAAATGGTCGTGAATACTTGATACTTGCGAATGAAAAGAATCAAGTGGAAGTGTTTAAAAAATCAAATGAAGAGTTACCGACATCATCCAGTTCGGCTTCGTCACCACGACAAATTTGGTCAGAGGGACAATACACGGACATTCAATATGTACAACGTAATATAATTGAACCATTTCGTGTATCTATGACCCCTCTGAAAGAACATGTCGGTCACATTCTAGGTATTTATTTGTACGAAGTTTCTAAAGAACGTACTACCATCTCTCCTATTTTTAAAATCAAAGATTTTACCAAGAAAACCACCTCGCGAAATGCCAAGGGAGAAAATATGAAAAAAGCGGGAAAAATACGTGAAGTAGAATTGTTAAAATTGGCCTTGCAAGATATATATCCCGATTCAGAATCAATTCAAACAGAATCATTTTCAGACTCCAAATACAATCAAGGCAATTTAAATATATTGTTGGAATTGGTATTGCGTCATGGGTTTTCCGATACAAATGTTCCTAAAAAAACAAGTATGATGTCTCCTGAAACATATGCTATGTTATCCATTTTGTTTTAGTTTGTGTTTGCGAAAAATATAGTTGATCCGGTTCGTCGTATTTCGTTTTTTATGATTACGTTTTTTATAGATAAATTTGTTGGTTTTTCGTTTCGTATTATCCGATAATGCTATAGGATAATCCATTTATAATATTAAGAGAAATTAACTGATTGATAGAATATCCACGCATATTCTGAAGGACGACTTAGGAGTCCAGAGGAATATGTACTTGAATAAAACTTAGCCTAATTCACAATCACAAGGAATCAATTCCTCGGATGATGCATCATCTATGTCTGTCACAATAAATTCTTCGCGTGTCATAACAACCGATTTCATCAATTTTTCCGTAACACGAGTAATATGTCCTTTTTTATCCGAAAGAATCGCCAAGGCATTTTGATAAGCTTCTTTGACTAGAAAACTCACTTCTTGGTCAATCATTTTACGTGTATATTCAGAATAGGTACTAAACATGGATTGAGAATTGCTCTTATAAAATACATGTAAATCGGTACCCATTCCGTATTTCTCAATCATATCAGTTGCCAAGGCATTGGCTTGATTTAAATCCATCGTTGCACCAATAGACACATTTTCCTTTCCATAAAATACTTCTTCGGCCGCTTTTCCACCTAGAGCAATCATTAAACGTTGTTTTAAAATATCTTTGGTATACAATCCACCTTCACGAATTTCGTCTTTTTCATTGAACAAAGTGAATCCTCCTACACCCGAATAGGAAGATTGAATGGAAACTTTATGCAATTCATAATGTTCGCGAAATTGTTCTACCATCTGTGCATGACCAATTTCATGTATAGCGACTCTACGTTGCACATCTTTACTACGGTCATCCTTTTGTTTTTTCACACCAATCATTTTTTTCTCAAATGATTCCATTACAGATGCTCGTGTCAATATCGTCTCGTTTTTTCTTGCCGTCCATATGGCGGCTTCGTTCAATATATTTTGTATGTCTGCACCTGAAAATCCTCCCGACATTTTCGCCAATTCTGTTGAAATAATGTCATTACTAACGGTTCCATTGCGTTTTTGCAAATATAAATCATAAATCTGTACACGAGAACGAAAATCGGGCAATGGAATTGTGACAAGACGGTCAAATCTACCGGGACGTAGTAGTGCCGGATCCAATACATCCTTACGGTTGGTTGCTGCTAAAACAATAATACCACTATTGGATTTGAAACCGTCCATTTCTGCCAACAATTGATTCAATGTTTGGTCTTTTTCATCATTCCCACCCGAAGAAGGTCCCTCCGCACCACTGCGTTTTTTTCCGATAGCATCAATTTCATCAATGAAAATCACACACGGAGTATGTGCACGAGCATCGGCAAACAAATTACGAACACGTAGTGCTCCCAAACCTACATACATTTCAATGAATTCTGAACCCGACATTTCTATGAAATATGCTTTCGCCTCACTTGCAATGGCTTTGGCTAACAATGTTTTTCCCGTACCAGGTGGTCCATCCATCAAAATACCTTTAGGTATCATCGCCCCCGCACGAACATAATTTTCGGGATGATTTAAATAAGTGACGATTTCACTGCATTCTTCCAATACTTCTTGTGAACCTGCCCAATCATGTAGAGTAACGTTTTTAATGGACGAAATGACAGTATCGCGTGGTTTAGAAAACTGACCTGGAAAATTCGGATTCATGTTTTGAAACCGTGAATCACTGGCTCCTCGGTTACCTGTCATCGTATTTCTATAAAAATTAAACACAGAACGTACAATCAAAGAAAAAAGTACTGTATTGAAGGTCCAACCCAAAAAATCGGGTGGTGGTGCAGGGGAAACCGCGGGAGCAAATTCGGGATCCATGCCATTTTTCAATGATAAATCTACCAATTGATTGGTTATCAAAGGAGAAATTGTGGTAACATAGGGTACATCCGAATGGGGAGATTTGGTAATCACCTGGAAATTTTTAAAATAAATATTTTCAAAATCATGATGATTGATTCCTTCTATCAACTGTTTTACAGACAAAGGTTCTGTGATTGATGAAGATGATTTGATTTCTTGCTGGAAAGGATTCCATTTGGATGTTACTTTGGGGTTTTCTATGTAAAGAGCGGTTGTCAAAGGTACACATGGAAAGAATACAAAATATATGATGGATATTTTCATAAATGACATCAATATATGTATATTAAATATAAGATTATTATATATTGTTTTTTTTACATCTAATATATATATTTATGAGATATGCGCGAGCTCATACTATAAAAATATACAAAGGAAACGGTTTGTATATTTTTTGTAAATGACACATGATGCCGTGGTTGGCGAAGCCAGAGTAGTGGAGGCATCAAGTTCGTTGTTGGTTTTTCAATGTTGAGTGCGGTGGTCAAAGGAATATATAAAATAAGATAAAATAGATGAATATTCGCATCATATTTGAATTTAATCCTATATATAGATTTAATATGGGATTACTATATATTGTTTACACAGAATATATTTATATAATTTATGAAACATGCGAGATCGCATACTATGAAAAAATACAACGGAAATGGTTTGCTAGATTTTTTTACAAAGAATCGTACACAAAAAAAAACCCACAAAAAAATGAAATGTGGACCCATGTTTGTTGGAAAAGGTGTAGATGGTGAAACGTGTTATACGAAAAAGATTTTGCAAAAAATAAAAATGGCTTACAATCGTTCTCATGAAAATAAAATCACTACGAATCGCCCAGATTTGATATTGGATACATTGAAATTACGTTTGAAAACGGTTTGTCCACGTGAAGATTGTTGGTTAAAATTACTTCCTGAATCACAACAAAATTTTTTACAACAACGTGTATTTCGTCCTTTTCATCCGAAAGAATGGAACGATAATCCGAAAGAATGGTTGTCTAATTTTGATATATTAAAGGTACTGAAACAATACGAACAATCGGATGATGAATTTGAATTTCTTGGTCCCAGTCCTATTGATTTTGATAAAAAGATACCAGACAATTCATCCAATACAAAATGTGTTTGGTCAGAAATTTGTAATTTCCAATTGTCAAAATATATCAAAAAAGGTACCAAGAAGATTGGTATGGTATTTAATTTGGATGACCACGATGAATCCGGTTCACACTGGGTGTCATTATACATAGATATACCTCATAAAATCATTTTTTATTTTGACAGTGCGTTGAATGATACTCCACCAGAAATAGAAGTATTGGCGCAACGTATCTTGGACCAGGCTTCTAGGTTGACAACGTCAACTACTAAGCCAGTTGTTGAAGGCCAAAGGCCATCTGACCAGGCTTCTAGGTTGACAACGTCAACTACTAAGCCAGTTGTTGAAGGCCAAACATTTGTTTATCAAAAAAATACAGTTCAACATCAATTTAGCAATTCCGAATGCGGGATGTATTCCTTGTTTTTTTTAATTACTCTTATTACTGAAAAATGGGGAGGTGAAGGAAAACCTATGAGTATTTCGGCTTGTTTGCAGCGATTTAAAACACAACGTATTCCAGACAAGGTTGTAGCAAAATTCCGAGAGCATTATTTTAATAGCCCCAATATATAGAATAATATTATACATGACATCTTCGTATTATAATAGTATATCCGGTTTAAAAAATGAATTAAACTGGCAAATAAAAAATGAAAAAGAAAAAATAGACCCACAATATTATTTTTCTCATTTAAATAGGTTAGCAAATGAACGTCTTTCAGCAAAAAACAGAATGAATGACTTAAAAGAGACTGAATCAGAAAAGTGGATACGTAATTTTTTAGAACGAAATAAAAATTATCATCAAGGCATGGTTCCAGAATTTGGTGGTGATATAAATCATTTTCAAATAAATATACAAAAAATGTCCCAAGATGTTTTACAAAAAATCATGGGTGGTATGACGGATCCATCCAATTATTCCAAAAAAGATGTGAATAAATTGAAAAAAAAAATATGTCGTATATTCGGATTAACCTTTGTATATTCTTCTCCCATAGAAACACTACCTTCTACAAATGCTCCTGTATCCGAACAATCTATTATTTTATTTCAAACTTCTAAAAAAAATACAAACACAGAAACAAAAAAAAACAAATCCAAAAAAAACAAAACTAGAAGAAACACCGGTCAGAGGGCAGTAATGCCTTCAACAACTAACTCCGTAGATGACCGTAGGTCATCTGAGAAGTTTGGTGGTAATATAGGTTCTAATGAAGTCATTTTTTATTTATTTGGATTACCGAATCAACATAACAAAGAAACTGCCATGTCCTATGTAGAAATAAAATCAAGAAACAAAAATGACATGTTTAATATTGGAAGTGTAGAAAATTTAATGCGTGGTATCATGGCTCAAGAACCCGCAAAAACGTGGTATAAACGATTGAAAATTGAAGAAAAATAACAAGAAAAGATGTAGAAACAATTCATCAATCATTGTACACACAAACTATGAGTTTATTTGTACATTTTGATAATCAAACGATTCTATGGAAAACAATACAACAACATCCAAATATACAAATCATTCCTACCACCGAACGGTCTTCATGGTTTAAATATCATATACAAACCACGTACGAAAATATACCAATCGCCTGGTTTCAGTCGCCCATTTCTACAGAAGAATTGAATCAACTGAATCAAACTACATTGCAAAAAATGATTCAAGATTTACAACCAAGAGAAACTGAACGTGTTGCTAAGGTTGATGTTACGAAATTTCCGGTAAATACCATCCGTAAAGATCAAGTAAATTCAACGTCTAATATACATGACCGTTTCAAAGAAAAACAACAAGAAATGGAATCTTTGTTGCAAGTACAACCACCTTCAAAAGTAGAGTTCAAAATATCTGAAATAGACGAACCGATTACGAACATGGAAGAATTGATACAGCAACAATTACGACAACGTGAATTGGATATGATGCCTAAAATGTTACCGGATGCATCCGCTTCATTACCTCCAGCAATCCAATCAACCGAAAAACCAATGGGTTTTTTAAAACATGATTTAGTGGTCGGTGACGTTCTATCATCTGAACAATTGAATGTATTGGATTTTGACACATCTACTGCCGGAAAACCTGAAGCGCTAGCGGAAGGTTTCTCCGGCATCATACGCAAGGACGACGTAGGAGTCCTGGTGCATGATGAATCAATTTCGGTTTCCAAAAAGATAATAACATTTTCAGACGAAAACCCACAAACACCTCAGGTAGAAGGTATCAAAACAATATTTGATTATATAAGTAGATTAGAGTCACTAGAAAGTAGAGTTGACTCACTAGAATGTATATTTAACCAATACGAAGAAAGAATAAAAATGTTGGAATATATATCGGAACAATTGGAACCCAAGGTTCCGATATCCGATATCTTATGATTTGAGTAATAAGAAATGAGACAATACCTGTTTGTTTTTTTCTTCATATTGCATTGTTTGAAGTTTTGTATTGTATTCGTGTCTTAATAGTTGTTCCTTATGTTGTTGTTGTTGTTGATCTAATAGTTGTGATGCTTCTTTTTTTCCTAAAGGTGTCATGTTTTGTGAACCGCGTTCACGTTTTAAGTGGTCTACAGAATTGAATTGAGGTATTTTATTTATATCAGATTCACTTACCGAAAATATTGTTTGATCTTTGTGTACTTTACGCAAATCATCATATTTCAATTTGCTAAAGGGGTCCGTAGTCAAATAATGTGAATTATCGGAATCGTTTTCATATAGTTCACCCACAGCAACCCCACTCATATTCAACATTTGTACACCACGATATTTCGTCATTTGTTGAGTCTGTTGTGCTTGTTTGATTTGTTCTATTTTGTGATGTACATCCCCACGTAATTCAAGATTTTCTATGGGATTATCTTGACTAAACCATTGATTTCGTTCTTGGTCTTGTTTTTGTTTTTCTTTATTTAGCATATTTTCATCAAACAATCTGTTAAAGGTTTTTTGAAATTCTTTGGATTCCATTTTTGGTATGGCCTTCTGAATCACTTCGTTTGTTTCATCTTGAACACCACCGATACTGATTCCTTTTCCTTGTGGTACATAGACCGGATTGGTTTGTGGAACGGTTTGTTGTGTACGAATTTGTTCTTGGTAAAAATCGGCAACTACATCCAAAGCACGTTTATAAAATAAGAAATATTCGGGAGATAATTGGGATTTGTCTGGATGCATACGTAATACAATCGTTTTCGCACGTTTCATGTCTTCCGCAGTTATTTTAGCACATTTGTCTAAATGAAATAGTGCCAATATTTCTTGGAAACTGTATTTTTGTACATCAAGATGATGGTTCAGATGGTGATCTGGTGATGTTCGGTTTTTGTCAGGGGGCAAAATGCCTCCAACAAACTTCGCAGGTGACTTTGTCACCGAAGAAGTTTGCATTGAAATGAAATATAATATAAATATATTTGAGCTAATCTATTTATATTATAAACTACAGTCATCATGTCAAATCCCGAGGCAATTGTTTTAGGAGATAAAGACCATAATTTTTCCTATATTTTTATTGGAAAAGATGGATTAAATATTCAAGAACCACCGAAATATGAAAAGGGAAAGGAAAACAAAGTATCTTTTTTAAACAACAATGTGAAATTATACAAAATTTTAAATAATGCCGTTAAAAATAGACCAGAAGATTCATTGTCTTCAGGAAAACATTCAGATACACATTTGTATTATTATAAACAAAAAGAACATAAATTGATTGTATTTGAATTTTTTAATGGAGCTAACCGAATCAAATATGATGTATCGGACAAACAATCCAAATTTTTTTTCGTTAAAAACATTGTATTTTATGCCAATGACAAACCGACGAGTGAAGAAATTGACGATGAATTTATACGAATCATGAATGAAGCAATTGCAATTGCCAATGAAAAAGTAAAACCTTCATCACTTATTAATTCAGTCATGTTCTAATTTATTGGAACCCAAGGTTCCAGTAAAACCTCCTAGGTAACGAGGACACTGCTCTGCGAGCAGTGTCCTCATAAAGTTTCCTTGAAGGATTATTAGTTAATTGGACTATAGGATCTTATACAACCAATTAACTAGGAAACCTTTTACTAAAGGGAGGTTTTACTGGAACCGTAGGTTCCAATAGGTGACGCGTAACCAATCACCGCACACGCAATGCGTTTTCCAGAATTTCCCGTAGTTTTACTCAATTCGTGTCCTCCGTCTCCGCATGAATAATCAGTCCGCGTCCCAAAATATTGGCAGTAGTTCCACGTAATTTAATCATGGTATCATAAAATGTATATTTGGCACAGCCCTGAGCATCAGTAATTAAATTACCTAAATCACCTACATGTCGTTCGGTTTTACCAGGACAACCGTGTGTTTTTCCGTACGGATTGAAATGAGCACACATACTTTCACAATGGTCACTCATATCTCCGCATTCGTGTACATGAAATCCCATACGCGCATTTTTTTTCAATCCAACAATGTCTACTTCAATACAAACTCCTCGTTTTTTATCTTCAGAAAATCGTACAGTTCCTTGTATTTTTTTTTCTTGAAAAACTGCAATCATTGCTCGTATTCTATGTTATATTGATTATAAAATAGAATTTATACCCTTTAACCTTTTATCTAGGGTAAAAAAATTGAATATATAATATTATTTTTATATTTATATTACAAAATGGATGTGGTATCCGTAGCAGAGCGGTCAGATGACATACGGTCATCAACAACTAAGTCCAAAGCAAGCGAAGCTTGCTTGGGACTTTTGAGGATAACCACGCATATTCAGAAGGACGACTCTGCTGCTTCGCAATCGCGTGGAGTCCAGAGGAATATGATATTTATATTCGCCCAACTTCCGAATGAAATCATTCGTGAAATCATTTCATTTATTGGCACATATAAAGAACGAAATGGAAAATTAATGGAACAAATCCGAAAAGACGACCCTAGATATGATATTCTTCTTACGATTCCTAGAGCAATATATGTGTATGAACAATATGTTTCTAATGAAAATCATACTTATGTAGTAAATAATGTTGGTTTGAAAAGTTATACTACATTTGTTTATGTAAAGAAGAATAATTATAATTCAGGTTTGAATATATTAATTCGTGTTTCTGTAATTATAGAGACCCACAATTATTTTCAATCACCGAAACGTAGTATGGTAACACATAGAATGGTTGTATGTAATAACACTGATGAAAAATATTGTATTTATGACCACACTATGTTATGAACAATGTTCATAACCGAAACTATACGGATAATCTTGGTTCATTATAACCGGTTTTATTTCATATTCATCTTTGTAGTATTTATTTTTTTTATTGGATTCAAGTTCTTCGTTGTATTTACATTCTTCATCGGATTCAAGTTCTTCCAGTTTTTCCAGTTTTTTTTTAGCCTTGGATAAATCATCAAATACCCCGACAAAATATACAAATGGTTCATTCTCTACTGTATTGAATTCAGTTCCCAACAATACCCAAAATCTTTCTTGCTGCACAGACGCTTCGCTTCTGCGCAGCGAGGAAGAGTTAGTTGTATTGGGTGGAGGCGTGAACGCCCCTTTACCGTTATCCTTACTAAACTCTCCTCCATCTGACTGAATGTCAGGTGAGTTTTCGTTTATAATATTGATATCCAAAAAATCATATATATGTTGAATATTACACCGTCCGAAAAGAAAAATGGGACAATATACAGTAATCAGTCATATTTTCTATATAAGTGTTTGAAATAGTTATATAGGTGGGTCTTCCTTATTTTTGTTACCAATATCCGTTTGATACAATCTACAATGTCCTGATAGGTATTCGGGCTTTCTTTTTTAATGTAATGTTTCAATTGGCTAAAAAATTCTTCAATACCACCGTTGGTTTCCGGATGATACGGAACAGAATAAGTCAAATGATTTCCGGTTTCTTCAATGACCTGTCTTATGATTTTGGATTTATGTGTTACAGCATTATCCATTATCACCAAATAATCCTTGTATTCGTCCTTGATATATTCGTTGTAAAAATCTAAAATATTTTGTGATTTTACACCACCTTTCATATTCTCATACAACTTCCATCCTACCACTTTTTCGGCACAAATCGCACATAACATATTGTAGCGTTTATATGGGTATTTGTTGGTCTTTTTGATGACCCTTGTTCCACTTTTACTGCGTCCATAACTCAATGTCATATTCAAATAAATGGAGGTTTCATCCAAACAAATGGTTTTTCTAAAATCAAACTTTTTGAGATTTTCATAAAATCTTGCCAAATCTTCCTTCTCTTGTCCTTCTTTCTTTTCGGGATAATATTTACTGCGTAATCGTTTGCGGGTGATACGCTGGTTTTGTAAAATATTATGAATACTTCCATCTGTCAAATGAACATTGTATTTTTCATATACTAATTTGGAGAGTTCCCATAATGTGGTAGTGTTGTATTTACGCACATACTGTTTGACAAATTGAGTAATTTCCGGTGTAATTTTTAGATTATGATTGTTACGGGTTTTACGGTGAATATTCTTTTGTGTTTTGTATCGTGTTATCCATCGTTGTAATGATGATTTTTTACAATCAAATATTTTACATGTATTCCTAATGTTTTCATTCTGTCTTACATAATATTTGACGGCGGATTTTTTGTAATCTTCGGTATGATGCTTCATTTACAATATTTTTATAAAAAAATATAAAGATAATGTAATAGTATAAGTGTAAATATGGAGCAAGACCTCCTTGAAAAATTGAAACAAGAAAATGAAAAATTAAAGCAAAAACTGGAAGAAACCGAAACACAATTACAAAAATATACAAACAATGACCGCCATAAAAAATATTATGAAAATAACAAGGAACGCATTAAGGCAAATGGAATGGAGTATGTAAAACAATTGAAAGAAAAAGACCCCGAAAAATTGAAAGAATATAGACGAACTTACTATTTGAAACGAAAAGAGTTAAATAATAACACCGTTAATAATAACAATGGAGGTGTGTAAAGGAAATGGTGAATGTTTAAAGCAAGGTGATTCTGAAAATGAATATTATACTGACCCCGATATGATTTGTATTCATAAATGTGAGCCAGTAAAATGTAAAAATTTTGAATTTTGTGGGTCTTTATTTCCAAACCAATATATTGGTTGTTGGGGTGGGAAAGGATGTTGTAGAGAATGTGATATGTTTTTTGGTAATTGGAATGGTGGAAAAGGTATTCTTGATATAAAGGATAATATGGATGAATGTTGTGTTTGTTTTGAAAATAAACGGCATATTTCATTGCCAAAATGTAATCATAGTGTTTGTATTGAGTGTTTAAGAAAATTATTTTGGAGTGAAGAAGATGAAACCGATGGTGAGGGGGAAGGTAATATTGTAAAAGAAGGACATAAAGCGTCCGGAAAATGCCCACTTTGTAGAAAATAAATATTTAGGCATTTTAACTTTTGCGTAAATATACTTAAAGATAATATCTTTAGGTATATTATAGGATGGGTTATAAGGAAGAACCCCCTGACAAGTATCGTTGTCTCAAAGTTCCTTTTCTCTCCTTATTTCGTAAGGAAAATACAGAAAATAATACTATTTTTTCTACCATACAAGATGCTGTTACACGAGCCAATCAAATCACAACCAAAACTTATTTTGTGTTACGGTTATGGCTTTTGAATCAATATCATACCAATCAACCAATACCGGTGATTACCGACAATACAATTTCAATGTGTATGAATTCATTACTGAAACCATCATCTGGCAACAAACCCAAAGAAGAAAATTTGCGGATGCTACAAGAATTTCAAAGATTTCATTCATTTGACTTGGAAGATGGTGCGAATTTATCCGCTATATTGGATTATTACAAGGTTACGATGATAACGGCAATTGAAAATAACATCAAAATGCGATTTTTTGATTATGTAAAACGATTTGTCAATGCGTATTTTGAACACCTATATCAAGACCAAATGGAAAACAAAGAATTCAAAAAACAACTCAAAAAAGAATTATATCAGGTGAAAAATGATATTATCAATCATACAGTGACATGTGATGAAAAATACCATACTTGGTTACAACAGGTTCGCAACTGTATAGTTCCCGAAACATTTGATAAAAGTTATTATTACGACATTCAGGTGCGACCCTATTCTTACATCAAGGGTATGATTTATATGTGTTTAGAATTGGAAAAGTTGGAGCGTAAATCCTTCCAATTTTTCCCGATACAAACCAATGCGATACCCCGACATATTCAAATAGATACGAAAGCATTGATTGAATTGTTGGTAGATACCAAACAACACGCTATTTTAATTGATAAATGCGTTCAACACCCACGCAAGAACAAACAGAACAAAGAAATGAAAAAAACAAAACAAGATTTGTATTCTTGTATTGAAATCAACCGTGAATTTATTTGGGATACTTTTTTTGATATTTATCCAAAGATGAAAAAATACGAATTTGATTATACAATTATAACCGATGGTTATGCGTGTTCGTTACGGTTTTTACACAAAAATTGTGTAGAACAAGAACGACAAAAGAAAGCCAAAATGAAACAGGGTAAAAAGGATTTACAAGGACTTACCGAACAAGAAAAACAAACCAAAAAACAGGATAAAAAACCCGTTGTCAAATCCATACCAACTAAAAAACCGAAGAAAGAAGAAGAATTCCCTTATATAGATGAAATACCCAAAGAACAATTACAAGGAAAACATATTTTTATTGACCCTGGAAAACGAAGTTTATTAACGATGATGGACGATACCGGTAATTTTATGTTTTACCGTAACAAACAACGCATCAAAGAAACCAAACGGTTCAAATATCAACGGCGATTGGAAACCATCAAACGAGAAACCGAGATTGGTAAAATAGAACAAGGATTAGCGGAATACCATTCCAAAACTTGTCATATAGATAAATTTCAGGACTATATCAACGCAAAAATACAAGCCAATCAAACACTAATTCCACTGTATCAAGATGTCAATTTTCGTAAGTATAAATGGTATGCTTATATCAACAAAAAACGAAGCGAAGACCGACTACTCAATAAAATAGAAAAGAAATACAGCAAAGACCACATTATCATTATAGGAGATTGGAGTATTGGAAAACAAATGAGACACTTTATGAGCACGCCCAATTTATCCATCAAACGTAAATTGAAAGAACGTTTTCAAGTGTATAATTTGGACGAATACCGAACTTCTTGTTTGAATTATATAACAGAAGAAGTATGTGAAAACATATATCTACCTGATAAAAAGAAAAAGGAACGAAAGATACACTCTATTCTAACATATCAAATGGAAAACAACAGAAAGGGGTGTATCAATCGTGACCGAAATGGATGTAAA